ACCGGGGATTGCTCCCCGTCACTCTGCCTCTTCTTCCAATTCGTCGTCCTCAATCAGATACTTTTCTTCGTACAACTTCTTTAGTCCAGCAAATTTCTTTGTGTAGAGCAGTTCAAGCCGCTGCGCCTTGAGGATTTCCTGCAGGGCCTCGTCTGCGTCCACAACGTAAGCATAATCTCTCTCACCCTGCCAATCACTACCGATAATGATGACGTACCTGCCATCCTTTAGCTTGGTAATGCCCTTGTGTCTGCCAACTCCGCTGTTCTGCCAGTTCCTGCCATCCCAGTAGTCTAGGTTCTGGTTGTAACGCACCCTGGCGATAACGTCACCATCAAGGTAATACTGGTTTTCGTACACGTTCACCCTATACTGCTTTGCGTCTCTAGCCATAAATTACACCTCCTTTTTTCCGGTTGCCCGGCGTCACTCTGCATTATTTTTCTATTGTATAAACTTCACCATTTTCATACATTTTTATTATAATGTTTTCTAATTTTTCTACAATTGCCTGGCAAGCTTCTATTGGCATTTCCCATTCTTTTGTTTCCGGATGATAAAATCTTTCTCCCTGTTCTTTGATTATACTTACTAAATTTTCATCAAATTTATCCATCCATGACCATATGCTGTAGTTGCCCCATTGCGGATGTGCTTTTACTTTATCAGATTTCCTTGTTTCAAAATGTATTGTATTTTTCATTTTCAAACCTCCATGTTTTTTGTTTTTATTATAACATATATTGAACCAAAAGTCAATACTTTTGGTACAATAATTTTTAAAAAAGGCAAAAAAAAAGCGCCCCTCTTTCGAGGGGCATGAGTGTATAGAAACAGGAGGATGTTTATGGCTCTATGAATTTTATAAGGCTTGCCGTATTCCCTTATGTGGAATTTATTTCCCTCTTGAAGTGTGTACTTTAACAAAAAGCCCCCGGACTAAGCCGGGGGTTGTTCTTTCTTTGCCCTTGCCACGTCAACTGCTGCCTCGCCGAAGATGTAACCCAGGGCCAGGGCAACTAATTTCCAATACAATTCTTGGTCTACGTCAAAACCAAGGCCTTCCGATATAATAATAAAAGCCGCGCTGGCCACGGCTACCCAAAACTTCCTAGATGTTAGTTTTTGTTTTAAGAATTCCTTCACTGTATCTCCTCCTTATCATTCCGTATTTCAATCTCCCGTTTTTTTATGCCGGCTAAGGCCCAAAGCTCTACCGTCGTAAAGCTAAACCAAGCTGCAATTAAAGTTGTGGGTTCTACGCCCACACGGTAAAAAATAAAAAGCACCGCTACGGTAAAAGCGGCGTTGAGCAGGATAACCAACGATACAATTGCTTTTGAAAACTTCATTTTTTATCAGCCAGCCTTTTTAACACAACGGCAAATTCTTCCCTGGTAAGGTTATCCTTCGGCCTCGTGCCGTCTAACAGCCCTTCCTTCTTCGCCCATTCCCAAGCTTCCTTGGCCCAGCTAGAAGGAGTATTCTGTTCAGCCACTTTATCAACTCCTTTTAAAGCATTTAATTCAGATTGCACCATATCCAAAAACCGCTGCCAGCCCATATCAAGAGTCCTATGCGGACAGTACTTCCCTGAAAAATCTTGGTGTTTCTTTACTTTATCAATGCCCCATCCTTTTTCTTTTAGCTTATATGCTATAAACTTTGCAGCTAATTTTTCTGCCTCTTCAAACCTTTTTCCCCCAGATTTTGAGTAACAAATCTCAATACTCAAGCCTTTTCTATTCCCGGGGCCATTGCTCCCATCACCTGCGTGCCAAGCGTTGCGATTTTCTGGAATACCCTGGACGATTTCTTTATCATCAACTGCATAGTGGAAAGAAACCTGATTATTATTGCTTATCATGTATGCAATTTCGTTCCTGGCGCTTGCGTCGTTGGCCGTGTTATGCACTACGATGAATTCAGGGGTCATGGGATAAGGACATTTGATATTGTATTTGCTGGTTGGCGCTAGATTTTGTATGACTTTCATCGTATCAACCACCCTATTACACCCGTCAGTACTGATATGAGCATTGTTGCCCAAAGCGGCAACCGGTTCGCTAGCTGTTGTTTGATTTCTTTTACATCAGTCTTTAACTCATCCACATCACTAAATAAAGTTTTAATCTGCTCCTGCAGCCTGGCCACATCCTGTTCTGACATCGTCCCACCTCCATAAAACTGCCCAGGCACCGAAGCAGGCACCCGGGCATAAAAATAACGCCTTAATGGCGTCTTTTTTAATTACACTTATGTCGCTTAATTAACCTTATGCGTCATAAACTATTCAACTAAACTTACTAACTGTTGTTCTTTTCCAGGCTCAATCTCAATATATCTCTGTAGCAAGCAAGCGTATCTCCAGCGTGGGAAAGGCTTTGTCTGTGTCGATGCCCGCCAGGGGAGGCTCGCAGTGCTTTCTATACTCATTCAGGTATTCCGGTCTGCCGAATATTTTCACCTTAAAGACCATCCTTTCTAAACTGGGCGCCATTCTTGTCGTAGACGCTACGGCTCTTCCGCAGCAAAGTAATATATTGTGGCATTGGGATGTGATGAACTCGTTAACTTATATCGAATTCCATTACTTAAAAAACTTACAATCTCAATTGCACCTCTGCCTGTTTCGCGGAAGGCATACTCCGTCCAGGCGATGCTATATTCATGGGCGTCTTCAAATCCTCTATATTCCATTACGGCGATGCAAGGTCTCCAACCTAAAATAAAATCAAATTCTCCAGTAGGAAAAGGCCGGCTTTCCCCAGGCCGCCTAAAAGAACCGTGCGCTATTCTCCTGGCTCCACCTACTACCCCAAATATACTTTTTCCTCTTAATATATTTGCAGAAACTAAATTAGCATCTCCTTTTACATACCCGCTTCCGTTATGGTAACCCTGAAGAATTGTTTGATTTGCGGTTCCCGGAGTTATTGTTACAGCTCCTCTATTAGGCATCGTGCCGGTAACCCCAACACCGGCGGCAAGGGAGCTAAACTTCTTGCCGGCAAGAACATTCGCAGCTACTGCATCCCCTTCAACGCCTATGGGTATCCACTGCGAACCATCGGAAACATAAGCCCTCTTATTCCCGGTATGATATATTACCCTGCCTGCTGTATGTGCCGGGAAACTGCTTACGGTTTCCAGCCGCAGGGCCATGTCGCTCTGCTCTCTTACCGCTTCGATATTGCCCTCTATGCGGTTCATGTCCGCCGGTTCTATCGCCTTCGGGTGTGTATCCCAGTTTGTTTTCGGTTGCTGCCAGGCCATCTAAACTACCTCCTTACACCCATGCTGTTCCGGTACTCGTATATACTTTCTTATCCCCGCTGTGGTAAAACATCCTGCCTGGTGCATGTGCGGGGTAAGAACTTAGTACTTCCAGCACCAGGGGAAGAGTAGGTTCTTCCCGGATGTGCAGAATGTTTTCTTCTATACGCTTTAAATCACTGTCGGTTATGGCGTCTTTTGCTGTCCAGGTTTTAAATTCCATCTCAATCCCCCGCCTTTCTGGCCGTCAGCCTGGCCGACAAGGCCCCGGCCCACTCTATTTCCTGCCGGATAACGTGGTAATCCTGGCCTTTGACTGTTATTCTGTCGCCTAGCAGCAACGCAGGATTGCCCCGCCAGCTCATATCAATATCCCGCCTCGGATCTTTGAAACTGGCTAAAAGAGCATTGGCTATGGCCTGGGCTTGCTCCAGTGTTTGTAATAGAGGGTTGGAAGGGAATTCATACTGCAAAACGCCGTTATCCAGTATGCTGGCATCGTCTCTTGCTACCACCCGCTCTTTGCTTAGTGCTTTGAACGGCTTGCCATCTACTTTGACGATAACCTCCTGGTCAGAGATATTCGTATTCTGCACGGCCACCTTTGCGCCCCAGGCATAATAGGCCGTTTCGCCGGTAACAATGCTTACCCCGGATGGGGGGTTAGTAAGGCTGGCCTCGGCATCCATAACCGGGGTTGAAGAATAGTAAACGGTTATAATTTGAGTAGTTTTAGCCGGGATTGTAACAGGTGCGCTGCTTTTATAAACTTCTTCCGCTTCCGCCGCCGGTTCTATCGGCTGTGTTGTAACAACGATTTCATTGACCACGCCCTCCTGCTTGCTGGGGGCACTCAACGGCGAGAAATAATCATCTTCAGTAATAGTGAGTTCCGATGTCTCTCCAGCGGAGGCAAAGGACTCAATCCTTATCTTTCCGTCCCTGTCAGCGTAGACTGTAGCCAATCCAGCTTCCGCTATTTGTCGCAGGGCATCCCGGTGAGAGATGGGGTCAAACCATGCGTAAGGTATGACAATGTTTTGCAGGCCGGGATCTATCACCCATTCGCCGGGATAAAGCCCGGCATCCTGCAACACAAAGGTTGCGATATTATACAAGGTTTCATTTACCCATAAAGGACTAACCTCATAGATGTTTTTGCGAAGGAGTTCCATGCGGTCCCGGGCCGTGACGGTGGCTTCGAGCGTGTCGTCCGGGCTGTCCCAGTCCAACGACCAGAAGGTGCCAAGGGGGACCCATTCGTCTTTGTAAATAGGGGCATCGAGCCTGAAAGTCAAGTCCATGTCGTATGTCTTAATCCATATCTTTCCATCGCTAGATGTGCACCTATAACCATCAGCGTACTCGTCCCTATCCGAAGACATATAACGAACATTATCGTAATAATTATAAACACCCTGTCCCGCTAAAACCAACCAATACAGTTGCCCTTCTTGCAGGGGTTCGTCTAAAACAATTTTCGTTCCAACCCATTGCCGCCTACTAGGCCAATTATCGCCCGTCACCACCCCATAATCAGTGCTAATTGATTCCCCAGGCACACCCTCATTGTTGCTATAAACATGGAAATGCACATCTGGAGGCGAACCTTCCTTGCCGGTTGAAGATGACATAACATAAGCCCAAACCTCTCTTGCCCCAACCAAACTACCCACTGGCTTAAACCCCTGTGCCACATATTGTCCACCACACAACATCGCTTGATAATAATATGAGGATTGTTCAATCTCCGTAT